AAGTTAAGTAGTGTTATTTTTTTTTTTTTTATTGATCAAACAATTCTAACTTGACAGAAGCTTTATCTTCATAAATTCTTCTGATAATTTCATTACGATTGTTGGCAACCATTTTACCTGCTAAGCCTTCAATTGTCTTTGCTTTTTGGAATGAAATTTTATCGTTGGCAACCATACTTAAAGTTTCTCCCAACAATTTGTTCAATTCAGCTGCGTTGGCAATTGCTTTTATTTCTTTCATTTTGATTCCTTATTTTAAGTTAAAGTTATACATTGAATTTTTAAGATGCCAATGCTTCATCTTTGTTATCATATAAGATACCGTTATTTGCGCAATCATTTTTCTTCAAACGTCTAACTTCTCTATAAAGTTTAATTGAAGTTTTTCTGAGTTCTATATACTCTTTGGGTAATTCTTCAAATTTAATTTTATACTTTTTGAGTTCATCCTTCAAAACAGTTTTCATATAGGAATCTGCAAGTTCTTTACTTGTCTTTATTCTATATTTAACCTTGCTTTTCTTGTTTCCTTCGCTATTTTGTTCTCTACGATGTTTGCCGTAGATTAAGCGACATTGTCTACATCTACATTGATATTTAAGATTTTTTTCACGTTCAACTATTTTCTTACAGTCTACACACTTTAACAAACTACCATTTGATTCTATTATTTTGTTTCTGACTATTAAAGATTCTCTAAGTTCCTCAACAGTACTGTTTTTGAAATGTTTTGAATATAAAAGAGTTTTTAAATAAAATTCTGAAAGTGTTTTTCTTTCTTCTTTAATTCTTTTGGACTTCATCTCATTTAGACATTTTTTACAAAACCTTTTTCTGATGGGAAAGGCTTCAAAAGATTTTGCCACATTACAACCTTTACATATTTTCAATCCTTCTGGGGTTATATGGCTTCTGTCTAACAGCATCTTTTGTCTGTACTGCTCTACGGTAAGTTTAGATTTTGTAACCTTAATGCGTTGCTTAATATAAACATCAGATAATTCTTTACTATTTTTGACAATTCTTCTTTTACGTTGTTCTGCATAACAAATCTTACACTTATACAAATAACCTAAAAGTCCCTTTTTATTCTTATAGTCTTGCATTTCATTCAATGGTTTTTCTATATTACACATTTTACATAATTTAGTTTCACACATACGATTTCCTGAGTAGTTTAAAGACTTACTCAGGTCTTTAAGTTATTTTAATTTTATTACAGGAGCTTTGGGATTGATATGACCAAATCGGTCTCCTTGCAATAGCCTATTATCTCTGACAATATAAACTGGTGCATTTTGTATAACATGACCAAATCTATCTCTTTGGTAGATCTTTACATCTGAGTAAGCATTACTCGTTAAGCACAGCATTAAAATTAGATATTTCATAGGTAATTCTCCTTTTCAATGACACCGGCAAGAAATCCCGCATCACTTATTTGTGGTCTTTCCATTTTCTTTGAATCGTACAATGTCCTGACAGCACTTTGTCTATTCATGAACTTCTTGAAAGTTGCTTCAATTCTTGGAACATCTTTCTTAGCTTCTTTGAGAGTAGCTCTCAAAGGGCCTTTTATGGAGCCATCTGGAATCTCTTGAATTGCCATATAACCATCTTCCACTTTTTGCACTTGAACATTCATCTTATTCTCCTTATTTTCAAAATAAAAGGCCACCGTTAGGCAGCCTTGTAAAATTTGTGATGCTTATAAGCTCCTAGATATACTAATTTCTTAGCCCATTTTGGTCTCGCTTTCATATTGTGAAAATGAGTAGCTTCTTTGAATCGTTTTGGTATAATATACTTTCCCCTGTAAAGGTCCAGTACGGTTTGTTTAAGGACTTCATCCATGTCCTTGGGTATCCGTTTTGATACATCATAAGCAAACTGATTAGGTTTACTTGCGATTTTACAGACCCTTTCTTCGTGAGATCTATTTATTATTACATTTGCAATCAACATCATTCCCAAAAGATCTTCACCTTTTGCTTCATTGAATGATGTGGTTGTCAAACACAATAAATCCCTTTTATTTATGTTTGCTTGTGCATTGATACTGAACAACACAAGCACTATAAATAATACTCTTTTCATAGTGTGCCTCCGTAAGATACCTATCTATCTGATATCATATAAGATACCCATTTTTCCGCATGGATACCTTGAAAATAAATCCCTAAGATTGCTCTTAGGGATTTTAGGGATAGTTATAATAACAACTAATGGATAGTGATACTCTGGAATGAAATCCCAGGGCAGCACCGAAGGGGTTAATTTAACGGGCTTCTTGTGTGAACGTAATGCACCATTCTTATCAAAATTAATTTGTTCAATAACACAAACTTTTTGCAGGCACACTTGTCACGGTTGTCCACCCCATGAGTGTCGTATCAGCCACCCGAAATTCTGTCACTGTCCACACCCTACGCCAAAGTTCAGGCCAAGTCGTACACCGCCAACGATCCTACTCGCGCCCAACCAGCCTTCTCCAAGATTCTGGTGAATGTGTTGTTTTCGTCTTGATTGCTTCCTGTGGACAAGACATATCTGATTTTCCTCAATTCAGCTTCTTCCAGCAAAGCGTCATGTAGCATCACAACTGCCTTAAATGCTTTAGAACCTTTAAAATCTGAACCATAATAAACTTGTTGCATTACCTGTCCTTTAACAAAATCTTTTTGTGTGACTATTGCCAACAACCAAGCCATTATCACTCCATCCACTTCCAGCACTCTCATGAAAGCGTTGTTGGTCACGTAACGCCTGATTGCTTTGATTGCAGTCTCTCTGTCAGAAGGTATTAAATCTTCCCTGTTGTATTTGATGTAAAGATCTACACATGTCCCCAATTCTTCTTTATTCTTAATTTTTCTTACAAGCATATATTCTCCAAAATAAAACCCCTACAATTTGGTAGGGGATACTTTATTACTTAGAACTGTTCATGTGAGCGACCACGAGTTCGATCAAAAGATTCAAAGCGAATCCCAAGATGCCGTAGCCGATTTGAATGAACATTTCTTTTGCTTTGTCGAACTTTTCAGAACCACTCAGCTCTGAGTTTTCAACGGTCTTTACCACTTCTCTCATTGCAGCTACAGGAGCGCCACCGTAACAGAATTTGGCAAATCTGTCGATCACAAAAGGAACTAACTTCATATACAATCCTTACATTTTATTTTAAACACAAAACCATCCAGTACGGTAGGTACGTTTGAAGTTTCTGTTTCATATTCCAACAAGGGTACAATTGAGTAACTCAAATTGGAACATGAAGAAATCACAAATACACAACCGATTAATATGTATCTCACTTTGGTTTAACACCAACTTTCGAAGATGTTATTGTCGTGAGTACATTGTTCACTATTGCCACAACAGCAGCAATACCCATACCTGCAGCTTGAAGTGTTTCATCGTCCACATGTATTTCATAACCAAAACCGTTTGCAATGACGGCACATGCAGTGAGTACGGCAATTACGCCATTACCTGCATTTTGTCTGTTCTTCCAAACCTTGGAATTGGTCAATTCTTTACCTTCTTGAAATAAAGTGAAGAAGGCTTTAAACTCTGCAATCATAGATTCTCCTAGTTGCAATTGAACACAGTTCTTACCGGTTTTGAGTTCTTACTGTTACAAGTAGCCGCACAACCTTGAGGAGTTGTTTCCCACTTATCTTTCTCTCTACTTGCTTTGACAGACTGATACTGCATGTTTCCAACAATATCTAAACCGCCACAACTCAAAGCACAAACGTGATCCACAATGTAGCCTGGTCTACCGTGAGGATAACCTTGTTGTTTGTCAAATTGGCGTTTCACACTTGTTGATCTGCAAGCAGCCGAAGCTGAGAAAGTAAAGGAAAGCATCAAAATAAAAATAATATATCTCATCACATTACCGGATTGGTTGTCACATACATCCCTGTGTCTTTAGTGTCGGCCTTTTCCTTGCCTATCTTCTTACCGGCTTTGAAAGCCTTATGTAAGTATCTATTCAGTAGAGTTTCAAAATCTACTTTTGCGGATTCTAATGCTTTATTCATTTCTTCGACATTGGGATACGTTTTGCTTGCAGCATCTGTGGCAATGTAGTAAAGCTTATCCAAAGCTTCATCTGAAATTACCGCAGCATGCTTAATCTTAATATCAGTGGCCATAAATCTTCCTTAAATATTTCACTAATGATTTCAAAAATTCTTGGCCTTTATCTTCTTGCAAATACAAGGCTATATTGTTCCCTAAACTGTTTAAACACTTAGGATCCAACAACCAAGCACTATCATCTTCAGATAAGGCACTTCCTAAAACTTGCAGCAGAGTCACTTGTTTTGGTTGAGCACTCACTGAAGCAATTTTCCTTTCAACTGCATCATTGATCATTCTTTCTATATCGACAGCTTCACTTTTAGGAGGCTCTGTGCGCGCCATAGGCACTTTTAAAGCAGATATAGTGTTTTTGCTTGCATTCAATTCAGCAAGTTGTTTTTGCAATTGTTCCAATGAGGGCTCTTCCATTCTTTTACTCCGTACGTTTAATTTCTTTCAATCCATTTCTTCTGTGACCATGAGAGCTTCCATGTGACGTTCCTTCATCATTATTCCCGCTTCCATTACCATTTCCTTTGATTTCTTCGTCGTCATCATCGTGATCGTCATCACAATCATTTTCAACGGTCTCATCATTGTCATCAGACTCCTCTTCATCATCTGAACTATCCGTAGTTTCAGAATCGTCATCTCCACCATCTTCGTCCTGAATCACAGTGGTGATGTAAATATCGTCAATGCTTACTGAGGGGATTCAGGAAACACGTGTATTGGCTGCAGTTTGGCTATTGCCAGACACAGTACCACTACCGATGTTCAAAACACCCTGAGTAACTCTTTGCTCTGCAATCAATTGCTGTAACAAAGAATTGGTCAAAATACCTTGTTGTTGCTGTTGTTGCTGCAATTGGTTTTGATTGATATTATTCGTAACAGTCACACCGCTTGCAGATACTGCGCGCTCATTCAACAGCTCTGTGATTCTATTTTCTGCAATCACAATTTGTCTGTTTAAGTTTGCGGTTTCAATCGATTGAATTAAAGCTCTTGTCTTATCACCATCATTAGTAACTACTTGTGCCAATTCAAACTTAGTTTCCATTAAATTTGTATTGACTTGGTTCAGTTGTTGCATCAACATGACAGAGTTTGCGGAAGCCGAATCTTTGGCTTGAGTAACAGTGTTTGTCAAAGCAGCAGCTACGCCACTAACTTGATTTTGAAGTATGCCTGTTTGAGCAGCATTGTTGGCAACCATGGCTTCAGAACCTACGGCCACAGCTTGTTTAATGTCACCAATTCCTGACATGATAGACATATTTGCTTGTGGTTGTGCAGGGCTATCCCAGCCTCTGTTGTTTCCATCAAAACCATTACCATTGTTGAATAATAGTCTGCCCAATAAAGCACCCATTACAAACTGTGATCCACCTTGATCGCCACCTAATAAATTAGACATACTGCCTCCTGCAATTGCTGATTGTAATAAAGAGTTTAAATCCAGTCCACCCATAGGGCTTCCTGTACCGCTAGCATCCACTGCCATACGATTTCTCCTGAAAAATGCCCAGAGAGTGCTGGGCACACTTTAGGGAATCATTCCCTAAAACTTACAAAGGAGCGATTGTAGCTTCAAAAGTTGAAATCACTGTATCCATTTCAATTTCTAAAGATAAAGTATCAATCTCCGCTTTACTACTGTTTGCTAAAGCACGAATATTGTCTATCCATGCTCGCATTGTTAACACTTCTTGGGAATCTGGTCCAAAATCATAAGGTTTATTTATTTGGTCATATATAGGATATACATATGATATCTTATAACTGGCAATACCATTGATCTTATTCTTTTTAGAATTTCTCAACAGTACCAAATAATCGCCTGGATTTTCCCAAGCACATATCTCTGAATTCCAAACTTGAAATTCATTAGAACGTGGAATATGATAACCAATGGCATTATCACTGTAATGATATGTATTGATTATCGTATTGTTATCCACGTCTTCTTCCAATATCTTAACTATAAGATTGTTCGGTAGAAGTTCACCATCTGAATATTTAATATTCTCTGGATTTAAAAATTCACCAATAGATACTGGAAGTTTACTTAATAAATCAAATGTAATAACTTTACTCATAATTAGCCTTGTATTATAACAACATGATTGTTTACAGCTCTAGTATAATTTCCAGAACCACCTGGCCCAACAACAATACTTGTTTGTGTAAAACTGAAAGTATTTCCTGTAAAATACGCAGTCATCATAAACGCATTTGTATTTCCATTTAAAGTTTTATTGTAAGTAGCCATGCCTAAAGAGCTGATTAGTATGTAATAATTTCTGTTTGGTTTTGTAGCTATCATTGGTGCAGAATATGGGCCAAGATCATTGTGCCAAAGTACATCTTGATTAAAAGCAATGGCAGGATATGATAATGCACTATCAAATATTAGTATATCGCTACCATTTCTAATTAACATTCCGTAGCCAATATTGGCTATACCAGTAGGGTTAACAGGAACAAGTCTTACACGAGTTATTGTGCCACCGTCGGTAGTATACACATTATTGGTTTTAGGATTTTTATAAATCCCAGCAGCTGTGTTGGTCGCCCTAACTGCATATTCACCAGTAATGATTGTACCATTTGGAACTACAGTCTTTTCAATATACATTACAGAATTATTTGAGAAAGTTAAAACACCCTGCTCATTATACATATTTAAACCAAATGTCATAATCAATACTCATATAAATCTAATGTAAAATATCCAGCAGAAGTTGTATCACCAGATGGATAGATATCTGGAAAACCTCCTAAGTAGATCCTCAACGTATTACCATTGAGGATTGTAAAGGAGTCGTTGGTCATACGAGCTGTTTGTGATGGAACTCCAACATAGACTAAATAGAAGTGAGATACAGCAACTGGAATAATACCAATGATATTAGTATCATTAGTTATATAAGATGTTACATCTAAATCAAAAACAGAATATGTAGTATATTCATTATTCCTACTTGTATCGGTTACTGCAGTCAATCCTGAATATAACCAATTATAACCAACTCCTGGATAACCTATATAAGTAGTACTACTTATGAATTTAAATATTCTATCGGAACTGTCTAAGTTCAGGTTACCGTTAGAATCTCTCAATTGAAAACCCATTGTCATGCTGATAGATCTCCAATATGAATCCTAACTACACCGGAAGCATCATATACCTTAATGGCTCTACCGGTCATTTCCATTCTAGCGCCTGTCAATGCGGTTTTAACATCAAAGTTATCTGTTCCAACTAAAGCCAAACTACCAATTTGGGCAGCTCCAATTGCAGCATTTCCAATGTAAGTTGATACATTTGTTTCTGTGATTGAGCCTGAAAGATTACTTGTTGTTGAAGTGAAGTACTTCATTGTCACAGAATTTATACCACTGTATCCATTAACAAATGAGCTGTCAAAATAGAATGTAAGATTCAAAGCTATACTTACAGTACGTAACACCACTCCATTTTTCTTATATTTCAAAACTCCTGCCAAATAGTATATTTCCAAAACATCCGTAGTTGTATAAGTACTGGAAAATCCAGCAACTTGTGTACCACTTTCATAAATATATAATCCACCGCCAGGAACCATATAAAAAGCATGATCAAGTCCTGTATAACTGGCATTCAAAGCAGGGTCTGTATTTAAACCTGCCATTGTATATGAATACAAATTATTGGCTTTAAAAGTTACAATAATCCCATTTGTATAGAATTGATTAGATATTGCTTGAGTATCCCATGCTGGAGTTGGATAAGTTCCAAAAGAAGCACTTGTTATTGAAGAGTTTGCAGAGTATAACAATTCTTTCAGATAATAAGCTCTTCCTGTAGGAATATCTGTGTAATGAAAAACAGATCCATTTTTCTTATAATATACAATACCACCACTCACATCTACTTCAAATACATCTGTTGCTATATAAGTTGTACTTGGAGCGCCTGAGATTATTGCAGCATCTTTCATCGGATAAACACTACCGTTTGAAGACGCATAGAATCCAGTCTCCAATGTGTAATCAGGTCTTTCATAACCTATCTGAATATAGTCAATGGCACAACTTTCACCTATTGATTGTACAAAGTCAAACCTCAATTGTGTTATATTTCCACCAAATACATAATCAGAATCTATATTTCTCATATCAAGAATTATATCAGTCCATGCACCTGCTGTAGGCGTCGGCATATAGATAAACTGTCTGATCAAAGCGGCTTCACCATGCAATGGATTTGTGAAGTATAAGGCACCTTCCCAAACGCTACCTACAGTGAGTTTTGCTCTTATCTTTATGATATAATTGTCGTATGGATTATAAGATAATGAAGTTAGTCTTAAGAATTGATCGCCAGCTGCGTTTGTAAATAATGTGGAAACACCGCTATCATTTGTCGATACAGTACCTGCAAATGTTGTATTTGTAAGTAAAGCACCTGAAAAATCATAGGTGTAATTTGCCACAAAATCTATTGTCGCCAATCCAGCAATCCTATTGGTACTGTCAGCAGGAAATGAAAATTTAGCCGCACAATAATCAACATACGATTGCAATGACAAAGCTTTCTTATCCCAATCACCAGTTTGATATGTACCAAATTGAATATTGGACAAAACACTATTAAGTACAAAACCGCTATAATGTAGATAAAAAGAACGCCCAGCAGTTGTTGCTGAAATTCTTACTACAACACCATTTTTCTTATAGTACACATTTGAACCATAATATTCAACTTCCACTACATCGGTGGCTACGTAAGTTCCATATATACCTACTTGAGTACCATTCTCATATACTTGAAAAGCGCCTGATGCCAAATAGATAGCATAGTCAATACCACTATAAGTAGCCGTCGGGATCGCGTCACTGTTCAAACCTATCATTTGGTTTGAAGTTGTATCTGATGAAGCTCTTACTGCACAACCGCCTGTATAGCTTTGACTGCTGTATGCACCACTATCCCAAACAGAAGTTGTTCCACCAGTTTTAGTGATGGTATTTCCACTGATTGTTGTATTTGCAATATTGTTTAAAGTCAAAGTACTAGGTACAAGAGTTAAATTTGCAGGTCTAACTGCGGCACCGCCCGTAAAGGTTATGGCAGTTGGAGTATATCCGGAAGGCATATTGTAAGTACCAAATTGGATACCTGTCAACCCTCTACCACTAGTATAAATTGAACTGTCAAACCAAAAATTTCTTCCTACAATTGTATTTACACAACGAATTACAACACCATTCTTACGATAGATGACAACACAGTTAGTGTATTCTACTTCAAACACATCTGATGGTAAATATGTACCAGTCACACCTGTAGACACATTACTTTCATATAACACAAAAGTATTTGCAGCTTGGAATATCACTTCATAGTCAATACTTGTATGCGAAGCATCTGTCAATGGATCCGAGTTTAAACCAAATGCAGCATCTGTTGCAGCGGCACTTACAGAAGCTCTTACGGCACAACCACCTTGATAATATTGAGTAGAATATGCTTGAGTATCCCATGCAGCTGTAGCTCCAGGTTTACTTGTTGAGTTTGCATTTATTGTTGCATTACCAGCTAAGGTTAAAGTACCTGCAGTGAATGTCCTATCTGTAAATGTACCCATTCTCAGGTTTTTGACCGTTGTATTTGGAGTGGCCAAAGAAATATCTAAGAAGAAAGTACGTCCAGCAGTAGTACCTACTGATCTAACAATTTGATTATTACGTCTGTAAGTTATATTTGAACCAACATACTCTACTCTAAACGTATCGAGCATTCCATATGCACCGGCAATTTGAGTACCAACACTAGATTCATAAGCGTATACATTATTTGCGCTGTTGACATGAAATGCGTAGTCAAGACCTGTGTATGTGGCATCCAATGCAGGATCCGTGTTTAGCGATACCATTATATCTTGAGCAATAGCATCTACTTGATATTCAATATAGCAGTTATTCGTAAATGACTGGGATGAATAAGCTTGAGTATCCCACGCATTTGCTCCAGCTACTTTGTAAATATTGTATACATAATCTACACCTTTACTTACTGTCGTACCGGCAACTGTGGCATCACCAGCCAATGTTAGAGTGCCAGCTGTATAAGATGTAGTCTTAGAAGCAGCATTGGAAGCTATTGTCGCATTACCGGCTAGTGTCAAAGCACTTGAGTTTTGAACGTAATCACCGATTGTAGCACCAACTGTCGCACCAGCTTCAATACCAGTTAATTTAGTACCTTCAGCCGAATTAATTCCGGCCAATGTAGTAGGTCTATCGCCAATATTGGTCCATTTTTGATCCAATACATGAGGAAGCCAAGGAGTTCTTGTTGAACTTCTTTCTATTTTAACATCACATACTCTAATATCCCCAGAAGCATGTTGCCCAGCTTGAGCAAAGAATCTCATACTACAAGATGCCATATTAACGTCAGCGCTATTAAACACAAAAGTATATAATGTTGGTACTATTGTAGGAGTTACAGCATATTGAGGTAAAGTATCTGGATATAAGTCAACTTGTAATGTACCACCAGCCACGGTAGTCCAGCATTCAAAAGATACTACATAATCCGCTGAAGTCGCTAAGTTTAAAGTTTCAGAGGTTGCAGAAATTGTACCCGCACCTGCTGCTAATAATAAAGCTTGTTTATTAGCTGCATAAACATTTTGTTCTATAGTTACACTATTTAGGGTCCAAGTATCTACTGATCTAACTAAGTTAGGATTAAATCTAATCTCGCTATTTTGAACTTCTTCAATTGCGGGAGTCCAAGCAGAATACTTATTACCTTCTTCTAGTTTAACAGTTGCCACATTAAAAACATAGCCTGCAACAAAAACAGCCGGATAATAGAAATAAAATCTACAATAACAAGCACCAGCACTGACAGGAGTTTTAAAGGTTTGATAAACCATTTTCCAAGAAGTGCTTATTGTATTTTCAGCAACTAAACCTGTTTCTTGGTGTAAGTTAGCAGTATCTTCATCCCTCCAAACCTGAATATGTAATGGTGTGTCGTAATTGTTAGCGGCAGAAGCAGCAGAACCTTTAACTAATGCACTAACGGTATATTCAGTATCCGCTTTTAATCGCATGACGTTACTGTTTAAAATACCACCTGCTCCAACTAATTTAATGGTTGGATAGCCTGCATATAAAGTGGCATAATCAAGAGTTAAAGTAGAACCGTTTGTAGTCCAAGAGTCCAAACTATCAAATTGTCCACTGTTACGCATAAGGTTAGTGCCACCTACTTTAACTAAGGCGTTATTAACCACAGTTCCAGCATTTGCACTTACACCTTGAATAGCTCCATTGGCGTCTACATAAGTGTTATTAGCATCCAAAGCGCCAGTATAAGTATCTCTAAAGTTTGGTGGTATAGTAAAAGCTGAAGGAGTTGTTGCGTTACCAACTTGCTCTTCCAACATTACACCATCAATCCAGAAGTTCTTATTCAAAGCATGATTATCAAATCTCAATTTAAATGATGTTAATGCACTTGCAGATAAGTCCAATATACCCCAAAGCCTAGTCCAAGTGGCTGCCGTTAGAGCTGTAGCATTATACACAGAAGGGTATAGACTTGCGCCATCATATAAACCACCAAAAACACCAGATACGTTCCAAACAGCTGCCGCGGTTGCTGTGTCACTGTAAACATAATAAGAAAATATCCATTTCTTATTTGGAGGAATTATTACAGGATAATCTGTAGTAGATATGAAGCTACTTGCAACGCTTGTGGTTGCAAATTTCATTGATTTTGTTCCAAAATACTTAATGGCTGTATCTTGTGACAAAGTAACTGTTGCTCCTGAGCTGAAAGGAGGTAAGGTTGCTTCTTCAAAAGTGCAATGCCTTGGAGACATCGCATTGACACCACTACCTGCAACCTGATCTACAGTGATATCTGAAACCTTAACCCACGCACTACCATCCCATTGATTTAAACTTCCTGTGCCTACAGTAGTATTGTACCATAGGTCTCCAGTAGTATATGTTCCACCTGTAGGAGTTGTGGTTTGTCGATAGATAGCATTCTTGGTTGCATCCAAAGCACCGACAAATTTCTCAAGGAAATTAGGAGGCACGTTAAAAGCACTAGGAGTTGTTAAAGTTCCTATTTGCTGTTCCACCATTAAACCATCAAACCATACTATACCGCCAGCTGTGTTGACATCAATACGCATAATGGCTTGAGTTGAAGCATCTGTAGTTAAATCAATTACACCACTTATTCTAGTCCAAGTGTTTGCCACAGTAATGCCAGAAGCCGGATAATGTGCCACAGGTGTCTTAATATAAATATCACAAGAAGTTCCAGCAGTTGCACTATAAATATAGCCAGATATGATCCACTTCTTATTAGGTTGTAAAGTTATATTATGATCAGCATTTGTAGCGCCTAGATAAGTATATGCTTCTAAGGTAGCGCAAGTCATTTTGACAGACTTAGTTCCAAAGAATTTTTGAGCAGTATCTAGAATAATTGTACCGCTATTAGCAACTCCCGATACTGGAGGTAAAGTTGCTTCTTCAAAAGTACAATATCTAGGATTACAGATATTTATACCATTACCACTTAACTGGTTCAAAGTAACGTCGGCATTGGGTGCAGGAATATTAGTTCCAGTGACATTATTCCAATTGAAACCTGTTCCTGTCTGAAATATAGCTGTACCATTGGCATTTCTGATGTCAATGCCATTCGCATAAAGAGTGCCTGTTTTATCAAGCCTCCAACCTGCATATGTACCAGTTGTAGAATAGTTACTAGATTGTAGAATATTATCAATCTGGGCCATTTCAGTAATTACTGCTGTACCTGTAACAAGTTGTCCAGCACCAACAGAACCTGCAATTAGCTGACTTCCGCTGAAAAATGCGGAACCATCACCACCTTTTAACCCTGTATAAGCAGCACCTCCAGAATAAGAAGCAAGTATCCACTTATTTGCACCTATAGCAGTTGAAAGTGTAGTTGTAGTCTGTAATGCAGTTGTACTAATAGTTGGATCAAAATACACATATATTTTTGCTGTGGTGTATGCCACACCTGCAGTATTTGCAGAAATTGTATAAGTAGTTGTACCATTTTTGATAATGGATCCACCTGTCCAATATACACTATTTGCAGTAGGTGTATTTGCCGTAAAAGAAATACCTGTCAAATTCCATTGATTGACTTCAGCTGTTGTTGAAGTTGCGGCCTGTCTAGGAGAACTTTCAATACCTGCACCATAATGATCATGCACAATTACAGTGTAATAATAAGTTGTTCCAGCAGTTGCTTCAAAGTCTACATAGTTATTTGTGGTAATTATTGAGGTGGGTGTACCACCTGTGGCAGCTGTATATTGATTAAATTGATATTTAACAATATCAGTGTCAGTCACAAAAGTAGCTTTTAGTGCCGTAACACCCATCAATCCACTTACTGTAAAGGTTGTGGCCACTGGAGCTGTATTTTCTATGGTTGCATTGGTGGATGTCAATGACAAATAACCTGCGGAATCCAACACAAATACCTTTACATCAAACTTTCTTGTAGCTGTTCCAAATATTGCAACATTCTCTTCATAGCTTAACTTAAACGTACCGCCCAAATCAAAATTTGGAGTTATATTGTAAGTCGCTTTTAAAGTTGTTGTTCCAAAATTAAATATCTGCAATACATATTTAGAGATACTTGCATTTTTAACACTATTAATCGCTGGATTTGCCCAAGTCAAGGTTACATCACGAGTATTGAAAAATGTATCTGTTTTTCCTTCTACTTTTAAATTTGTTGGAGGTTGTAAATCAGATACTTGTAAAGCAGCTGTTCCTGTTCCAGTATAAGCTGTTATCAATTTATTATTTTTGATATCATCAATATTTATACTGGTTTTGACTGTATGCAAAGTTGCATCAGTAGATTTTATGTCAAAATAAACATACAAAATACCTGTTGTCCAAGTTGCACTTGAAGCTGTTACTGTAGTCAACAACGTGTTATTTTTGTAAACACTGAAAGCATTCCAAGCAATCACCTTTGTTGTACCATTTGGGGTCAACACTAAATTTTCAAACTTATAAGTATTTGGATTGAAAAACTCAGCTTCAACTGTACTGGTGTATGTGAAATTTGAGGTTCTACCTGATCTTGAAAAAGCTTTTACACCGAAGAAAGCACTTGTCACATCCAACTTAGGAAGCACAAAAGTTGTGTCTGTGGCTCTGCCTATCTCATTGAATATTGGTAAACCATCAATGGTTTTGGGATCACCTGCAGCATGCATATATAGGATGTAACCGGCAAGTTCTGAAAAACTCACTGCAGTCCAATCCAATGTACCTGAAGTATCCGCCAAAGCATTTGACTCAGGAGTGAATACCAATTGAGATGGTGAAGGTATAGAAGTATTGTACAAATTATTCGGTTGTATGTACTGGTCTATCTTTTGCGCCCATGCCAATTGAGTGTAGTCGAATCTCTGAGCTACAACCTCACAAGTATTGTCTTCTCCAACTTTTACACTGTTTATTCTAAAGTAAGTGTTGGATATTGCCAATGTTGTACTGTTAACTATTACAAAGTCACCAGGCTCATAGTATTTTTCATTCAAAATGTATTTGAATTTCAAAGTATAGGCAGACCTACTTGTTCTTACCAATTCTTCAGCCTTTGCCAATGCATGATAATAATCACTTATGCCATCAGAAAACATTTCAGACTCTAACGGAATACTGGCATCTTCAAGCAACATTTTATTGTAAACTGTGGCATCTGTTGTGATTGTTGCAATCGAACTATAAGCAGTTTCTCTTGTTGACCAAATTATCTTTGTTCCAAACAACAGTCTAGCTCCAGCAGCTTTTTCCAAAGAAGTGTTAGTCGCAGTTATTACAATTTTGTAAACTGTATCTGCTAAAGCATTACCCAATGTTATTGTTGAGCTGCTCAATACTTGCCAGTTAGTATTTGTGTAAGTACCCAATACTGTAGCGCCACTATATAGTGTCAGTGTCATTGAGTTATCTGCACAATATTCCAAGGTCATTGCACCAACATCGGCTTTTCTCACAATAAAATTATAAGTTAAAGTTGTTGTGTTGGTTGTACCTGACCATACACCATAATTGTTTAGAAATCTACCGCCTGTGTAATTTTCATCATAACTGTAATCTGCCAATGGATACTTAATACCGCCCACACCTCTTAAGTATGTTGCTGATACTTTTGGTGGCCATGATACAGAATCTTCTTTGAAGTTTTCACATTCATTTTGAAAGCGTATTGTACAGTTATTTAGCCTTTCACTCGCGCTTGGCCAAGTTATTTCAAAGTCTTGATCCAATACTAAGTTATCATCTGTTATTGTACCTGCGGAAACAATTCCAGAGTTACCGACAATAGGTAAACCATTTGCATCAAAGCTAACAATTGGATACTGTAAACTTAGTTTATATTTACCACCGGACCAAATAAGTCTGGCATCAGCCATAGTTCCTAAAAGAGTTTCAATATTATCTCTGATTGTCTTTTTAGGATCTATGATTATATTACATTCATATAACGGTAAGTCTCTTACAACATTACCATTTAAAGTTGTTGCTGGTGCGTTTATTGAACCATCTGTAGGTTTCCAAATCTTACCACCTACCACAACATTCTTTTGAACCACTCTATTGCAAACAACTGCTGCAGCTTCAAAAGAAGAAAAATCAATTTCGGACGTATCTACTCCTGCACCGGCCACAGAATCTAATAAGTAATCCAATAAACACCATGAAGGATTATTACTATATTCCCATGTTGTGTTTAAAATACCACTTACAACCTTTCTGATTAATTTACCTTCTATTAAGAATTGTAAAGTAGGTACCGAAGTGAATTGTGGATCGTCTCTATCTATTCTAAATACAGCTGATGCATAAGCCATGCCATCGAATGTTGCTGTACTTCTATCTGGAAAATTGGCCGAAATTAAAGAATCGGCTTTACCAATACCTGTAGCATTAAAATGAGTATCAATTCTCAGAGCTGACCTAGGCTTGTTAGGATCATCCCATTTGGTTTTTTCTGGAGAATTTTCTTCAGTGAAATAGTTCGAGGATGGTACACTACCGTAAGTACCTAAAGCAGGGTCGTCTAAGTATCTTGACTCATCTATGATAACGTCCAAAATATCATTGATTGGACCTCTACAGATAGCTTGTTGAAAATATAAAAACTCATTTCTAGAACCATCTGTGAAAGAATGATCCAATAGTGTCGATTGCGTATAAGCATAGTTTGTCTTTACAAGACTTGCTACACCAGTAACATCATTGACAAGCATTGAGTAAAAACCTGATCTTGTTTGAGACAATCCTGTATAAAAAGCCTTATCAGCGTTTGTTGCTACGTAGTTAAAATCGCTGGAGGTATTGTGATATACCCTTACACCGCCTATTTTAACGCGTCCATAAGCCAACGAAATATTGTCAGGATTTCCTTCCGTTACCAGTTCATAACCTTTTCTGGCATCTGCAGCGTCATTATTTTGTTGTGGCGTTTTCTTTTTTGATTGAGTCAGTTGATATATTGTTGATGCAATTGTCATTGCCAAAGATATCAACATGAATACCGTAGACCATGCCATTATACTTTACCCCATTTGAGTGTTATTGCGCCTGAGCCTTCATATATTTGATCGCAGCTCGAATCATTCGCATTTACTTGTCTAATATAATCCCTACTAAGGAATATAGATTTTTTTCTATCCAAATTCCTCATAGGACTTGAACCTGTTAGTTGTAATAATGCTTCACCAATCTCGTTAGTCTTGATGGAATAATTTACACCATCTATTCTACCTTTATAAACAAGAATAGTATCTACGAGTTCTAAGTAAGGAGCATAAGTATCAACATTCACAAAGCCTAAACGACCTTCTATGGTGAGGCCGACTAAATTAGCATTTGTATTTGCCAATTGTGTAAAACTATTATTTGTTAAAGTGATCTTACCTGTATTGGCATCAACTTGTGGTGCTGTCGAATACAAATCACTACATGCTATAACGGCTCTATATTGTTCTCTATCAACGTTTGTGTTCAGTTGAGGAGGATCTACTGACATAATAGAACCATCAGAATAATAAAAATGTGTTGCTACAGCTACGCCTGAACTTAATAATTGCACGTCAGTTGCGTAGGTTGTACTTGCATACATCACTGTGTTATCATAATTTAAGATACGAAGCATATAAAATGCCTCGATAGTATCTCTTGCCAAAGCTGTTTGAATATTAGAACTGAATGTTAACATTAAACTGCCTCTATTAACTTTATTGTACCATTATCCATCAGTATACCATCTTCGAATACCATACCCTTGACAGAGTCTGTGTCATATTTGACGAGCATCTGAACATCTTCTTGATAGGTTACAGTATTACCGGCAGCTAAAGCTGTTCTCAATGCTGGATAAATATTCAATGTAACTGTGTTCAAAGTGCCTGACAATGTAGCATCACTTGTTGTCATATAAACTTTAGAGTGATTACTGAATTTGATGAATGTACCTTTTGGAATTACTTTAGCGTTATTTACAGCGTTTGCTGAAATAGTCACTGATGTTAAATTTGCAGCTGTTGCCGCGAATACTGTTACTGTACCTGTTGCCGTTTTAGCCATGACAGATCCAACATTTTGTGGAGTCAATATCGTTAATGTGCTAGAGCTACCCTTAGTTATAAAATCTACCATTAGATCTTGAGCAGAAGCGGTAAGGGGAAATAGACGAGTCTCTATTTCCCACCGTTGTGCAGCTCTTCTATAAGTATTTCTTTTTAAAGAAAGGGTATCTGATACAAAAATAGGCTGATTACTTCTAAGTGTTAACGGGCTAACAAATTGAGCAATTACAGTACTTGTTGATGTATTGTAGATACCATACATAATTAACCTCTATATCCTCTTTCTTTGTTATGGGAATTTACTCCATCAGTAATACTTGGGAGCATTTTATAAATTTCGGCTCTTGTTTGTCTTGAGATATCTCCTGTTACATTTAAGTTAACAACAGTTTGACCATTAGAGCTTTTTGCATTATTTGTTTTTACATCTTTGTATGAAACTTTTTCTATTGGAGGTATCATAGCGCCTGAACCGACAATGCCACCATCTGCAAATTTCATCATGTTTCCTGAATTGATTGCAGTTAACAAACCTAGATTTGCTTTGGCAGCTTTGGCATTTACGATAAATTCACCATTGGATACAGCCGCCATGATAGAATCTGATGTACCTGTGCCTGGACCAACTATTCTTCCGCCATTCGCAAAGCCTAAGAAACCAGCACCTTTGGTAAATATACTCACTACACTTGATAATCCTTCTGAAAGAAATGAACCAACTTTATCCATCATTCCACCTTGTTTAAATAAACCAGTGAAAGAATCTGAGAAAGTTGAAAATATACCTGATTCAGGAGAAACAACTTTAGTGGCAGATTTATCTAAGTCACTTGCAAACTTATCTGTAGCACCTTTAAAGGACATTCCTTCAAACATTTTGGCGGAAGCACTCATACCAGCGCCACCAATAAGCGGGCTTGAACTTTCTGCAATTTTACTCGCACTCGTTCCCGCACCGGCTAAAGTACCGGCAAAACCACTCGAAAAACCGCCCAAACCTGCCACACTCGCGCCGCCTGACAGCGCAGTTGCTGCTGCCATGAGTTGGGTAGCGGCCAGCTGAAGCGATGTGCCTGCTGTCGTGAGAGTTACCTCTTGTGATGCTGTATTTGCTATATCACTGGCAGACTTATCTCCAAAGATGGAAGCACCAATAGAATAAATGTCTGTTCCAATAGTCTCCATATATTTCTTGGAGCTATCTTCAAATGGTTGCATAATACCTGCAGCAAAGTTATCAACAATTGTTGCTGTAACATTGTCTAATGTATTCATTGCAAATTCTTTTAGACTGACATCACCTTTCATTAAATCTCGGAAATTATTTGTTATTTCCGAAGATACATTTTCTGCAAAAGTTTTTCCAGCTTCTTTAGCCAACTTATGAACATCGTTTGTAACTTTGTCAAACATTGTTGTGATAGAGTCTTTTAATTGATCCCTTGCATTTAATGCAAGAGCTCTCATTGTTTCATCTTCACTATCTATTTGCAAATCTAAATCTCTAAGACGTTTTAGAGCAAGCTCCAAATCATCCCGCATTTTATTTGAAAGTTGTTCATAAATTTCTTTATCTAGGTTAACACCAAATTTGGAAAGGTCTTCACTCAATCTTACAAAACGTTTAGAAGTACGTCTAATGGCTTCTTCAGTTGCCTTATTTATATCTTCTATATTTTTCTTAATAATTGCTTGAGCAGAATTTCTGGCTTCCTGAGTAACACCCTTGCCAGCAGCGGCTTGAGTTGTTTTAGCAGCTTCTTTTATTCCTAAAATTAATTTAGAAACATTCAGTAGCTCTGATTCACTGAGTAAGTTATAGGCTTCTTCACTTAAAGATATATTCAGCTTATCCAATTGCGGTTTCAGCATAGTATACGAAGAACGGAATTCACCAAGAGACGAAAAGGCTTTTTCCTGTTCAGCCTTACGTTTCATTTCCAATGGTTTTCTCTTTTCTTCTATATTTTTCTTAGCTTCTGAGCCGAGTTTGCCAATTTCAATTTCATCAAGAGCTCTTGTGCCTTTTACAATTTCACTGGCAGATTCATATAAAGTATTTCTTAAACTATCTGTAGAATTATAGAACTCTTCTAAGGTATAATTTATTTCAGGAAAAGCTTCATTTATAAGTTGCAATTGATCTTTTAATTGCAAGACATCTTTCTTTGAAGTTTTGTCTGAGTCTGCTGCGCTGACTTTCCCAAGTTTACCGCCTTTGTCGCTTATTTGAGCCTTTTTCACCAGAGTAGCCAATTGCTTTTTCCAATCTTCTACACTTGATTTTGCAGCTCCAAATTCAACAGAGCCTACTTGAGCCTTGTCCATGCGCTTTTGTTGTTCATCAATGTATCTCATTGCATTTTCAATGTGCATTGAAATTTCTTGATCAAATTTAGATACATCAATTGGTTTTATATTGTAACCGTATTTTGCCAAATCAGCAGATATTTTATTAGCACCTGTCAAATCACCTTGACCGCCCATAAGCGCCTTGGCAATGTCTTCTCCTGCAGTTGGAAAGCTTTTGGAAACACCTTTAAAGAGTTTAGTGGCTTCATCCAATATGCTCTTTTCAGGAGTTATAGGAGTTTTAACCAAACCTCCTGTTTCTTTGAGGTCACGTATGGCTACCGAGATTGCATCCGTAGAATTTTTATTTTCCAACAGTAATGTAGGTATTCTTGTAAACTCATTATTTAGCTTTATATCTACTGGATTTTTGATATCTAATATTTCTAAAGCCTTTCCAGAAGTTTTTCCAACTCTGGCCATGAATTCTTCCGCAGATAATTGTCTACTTTCTGAGGAACCAGTCACTAAACCACCTGCAGAAAAAGTACCTATAGAACCACTATTTATCTTTTCTAAAAGAGGTAAAAATTTACTGGTTGACTTAGCATTGACAACAAATTCACCATTGGATAACATTGCTGGTATTGAATCTGAAGTGCCGCTTCCAGGACCACTTATAAAGCCGCCATTTGCTTTATTTAGACCAAAGAAATTTCCACGGTCACGCGTTCCAGTTGAATTACTATTAGCCCAACTTCCATAGCCGGTGTCAGGCTTTAATTCCATAGACCTAGCGGTTGTTTTTCCAATTGTTTCGCTAAGAGATGATATAGCTTTTGCTAATTCTTCAAATTCCTTAACAGTAGGTATTATTATTTCATAAAGATCTTTTAAGATTCTTGGTATTTTGTCTACAAATACATCATACCACATTTTAAGACCTGAAGTAGTTTCATCAATAAACCATGAAATAAATCCTACAACTTTCTGTGTAATATCATAAGTTGTTGGCATTTCTCTTTGGAATGTAGCACCAGCCTGTGCTTTCCAAGCTTCAGGTAATCTTTTGAATAAATTATAAGCTCCAACAAATGCAGTGACCAGAACAGTAGCACCCAATACCCACCAATTTGCTCTGAACACTGTGGCAAATATCAGTCCAGCAATACCGCTTATTGATCTAATTAAAACTTCAGCTGCGGCAACACCAATTCCAGCTCCAATAGCTTGTGTAACAGAAGCTGTGAACATTATTAAGCCCACTTTAGCCCAACCTGAGAAGCCTGTCAAACCTCTGGCCATGTCAATTCCAAGCTGAATACCTGCAACACCACCTATTGTACCACCTGCAGTGGCTCCAATATTCACCATACCTTGCCTAAATTCTGCAGCTCTGGTTTGTAAATGTGTAGTGATTGCACCAATTCGTTCATCTAATCTTGCAAGATTATTTCCAAACGTTTGTAATCTTTCGGGTAAATCTCTAACAGCAGCAGATGTTCTATCAAAGTCTCTTCGTGCGGCAATGGCTGTTCTAAGAACATCCGCATTAAAGCCGCCTCCAAATCGTGTCACATCACCTGCTCTGGCTGCATCTATGGCAGCTCTGCGACCTATTGCTGCACCTGAAGCGTCTTGTATTGCAGAAGCATTTCTGATTGCATCCCTATAAGCTGCAGCGGCTCTTGTATTTGCTGTACGAGTTTGTGGTTCATAAGACTCTGACATTGCAGCCGCCATGCGTCTTTCGCGTCTTAACATTATTCTGTCAAATGCTCTACCTGCATCCAACATTGCAGTTGTGGGCGCTCTTGCAACAGTCAAGAAAGCGTTTAATAAACCTTCTCTGGCACTTTCAAAGACAACTGAGGTCTTTAACACTAAAGATAATAAACCCAAAGGTTCAAATATTACACTCTTCTTCCAAAACATTTTAATGAAAGAATCTACAGTATCTACAAGAGTTTCTGCAATACCTTTATAAAAATCATTTAAAGTTTTCTTTTCAACGATTTTCTTTGTAAACAAAGCCCAAGCTGTTGTCAAGGCACTTAGTAATATTGTTCTTATCCAACCTGGATCAAATATTTTATTTATTGCCATACCCAATGAAGAGGCTATCGCAATCGTAATAGGAACTTGCCAATTTGTTGGAAATGCATTGATAAAATCATGCATAGGTAATCTTTTCTCTTGAGTTCTTTGTTTACCAGAACCTACGAAAGCTGATGTATCGACATTTCTTCCAAATAACTGGCCAGGAATCATATCCTTCATACCTGCCATTTGTTTGAACATACGCACGATTGTAGTATCTTGTATCTTAAAAGACAATACATTACGTATTTCTTTTGCTGTGGCAAGCACACGATCCCATATACTTAAGTCTTCATTTGTAAAAACATTTGCAATTGATAGATAAGCCGTTTTATCTGTAGCTATTGCTATTGTTGCAAGTACCGCAGCAATTGCAGTCAGATAACCAAGAATTGGCAATAATTGTGCGCCTATTAACATTAGGTCTGTTCTAAATCTGTAGAGTAATGTTAAACTTAATGCCAAAGAAGCTGTAAATACTTTACTGTTGAATGCTGAAAATATGCTTTCAAACTTTTGATTTACTTTCTTAGAAAATTCATTAATATAGTCTAAAGGTGTTCCTAGTAATTTTCCGAACCATTTGATAACTCCGTCCACAAGATCTGGAACCCACGAATGTCCAATTACTCTATCATAAATCCAGAAAAACCAACCCTCTACTTTCTTAGCCCATTTTTCAACAAAACTAAGTACTGGTTTTAAATTTGGAAATATCTTTTCTACATCAATTGAAGTGACTTTAATTTTTATACTTTGAAAAAAGTCTTGTACAAATACTTTTAATTTAGAAAAACCACTTTTTAAATTATCTATGAATGCTACATTAGACAGTCTTTCTGACATTTTCTCATAAAATGCCTTAAACTCTGATAAAGCGCCTTTTGCGCCCATAGACACAATGTCTAATATATTTTTTAAAATATCACCAAGTGACAGCGAAGCCAGAAAGGTCAGCTCTTCAACCAAGCCTAGTGCTTCTGCAGCATATTTTACAAAAGCTTTGATTGAAGTAATGCTATCCATCATTGCATTTAAAACACTGGTTTTTATGGCTAGCATATTGTAGTCAAAATACTCTGCAAAATTTGCAATATATTTTGCTAAATTGTTTATAGCATCTGCAATATCACCCGTAGATGATAAAAAGTAATTTATTGTGGAATTTAATAGCATTTTGAGAGATAGCCATAAATTATCAAAGGCTCCTTCAAAAGTGACTTTCATTTGAGAAAACATGCGATCAATTTCCATTCCACTTTCTATGATCGCTTTCATGACTTGATTAGGTATCAATAAACCCTCTTTAGCCATTTCTCTCAAGTTTTCTATACTACCCTTAGCAAACTTATTTGCCAATACTTTAGCCAATACAGTCGCATTTTCTGTGATGGATTTAAACTCATCACCTGCTAATGTGCCTGAGCCCATAGCTTGTCCAAATTGCTGTAAGGTACTTGCTGTCTCTTGGGCAGTAGCTCCTGTTATTTTTAAAGACTTAGAAACAAGTTCTGTTGTTCTTAATATTTCGGATTGAGAAGCCCCTATTTGATCAGCTGATATGCTTAATCTAGAATACAATGAAGCTACTGAGCCTAAATCGGCTCTTGTAGATATTGCAATAGCTTTAACTCTTGAAAGAGAACTTGTAAATTCATCTTGTGATTTTGTGGCTACTTTAATTCTATTTTCTAAATTGGTAAATTCATCTATTTGTTTTGTTAAGAATTTTGTAACTGCCACTGTTCCAAAAGCTATTGCTATGGCCTTAGAAGTGTCTATAAAGGAGTTTTTTACAGATTGTACTGAATTATTTATATCATTTACAGAGGCTTCTAACTTTGCTAAGTCGGCTCTAGCAGCTTTTGAATCTGAAACTGTACGTAATACAATCGCCATATTCACACCTTGAAAAAAAGCCTAAAGCAAAAAGCTTCAGGCATCATTGATTATTTGAACTTCAACTATAGTTCCAATAGGGCTTCCATATTTCAATGCAGTCCTCTCCACAAAGTAACGTGGAGCCTGTTTAGATGAGCCTTGATTTAAATATTGTATATAATCTGTAGTATTTCTTATTTCTGTTACGCTATTGATTTTACGTATTTCCCACGAATCTCTAGCGTTACCTGTATCAACAGGTGTTTCTTCTTTTAATTCTGCAAGTAATTTTTTGTTTATTACAGAACTTTGTTTTTCAACTTCAGAGTCAACTTGAAGTTTTAAATCTTGAAATGCTTTCTTTACATCGACAAGTTTGATCTTGATCATAGGTTTAACTTATCGCCTCCTACCGCTGTCATCATCTTGCTAAATATTCCTGAACTTTTTAGATTTTGCAATGAGATTTTACCGTCTTCATTTTGAACAGTTTTCTTATTATTGTATATGGCATCTAATGATCCAAATATAGTCCAAGGTTTTTCTTTTACACCTTGAGTTTGTAATACTTTAAATGTACGATCATCACTACGCCAGTCTACAGGTCTTCTTTCAAAGTAATGGAACCAACCCAACAGCTCATCGTAAGGCATTTCTTTCAATAATTTATAAATTGGAATTTTAAGATGAAATGCTATTTCATAAATAGATAACATTTCATCATCCAATTCTACTTTCCCGCCTCTTGGCCTATGCCGGAAAATTTCATAATTTCATTGGAAAGTTTTGTCAACTCGTCCATAGGAAATGTATCAAAATCTTGATCAGAAAGATCTTCTCCACCATCTACGGCAGAACGAATTACTGTGCGTAAAACATCAAAACTGGCTTCTTCATTACCTTCAATGCCTTTAGCTTTCTCTTGGATTTCCAAAACTTCTGAAACACTAAGTTTAGAAATCTTAATATCTTCACCCATGAATTTAACCGATTTGGTCATTTTACGACCAACTAAGCTTTTGATACCTTCTGCCATTTTATTGTCCTTTGAAATCTTCGGAATGTTGAGCTTGGAAGTCATCCAACTGTTTCCTCATTGTATGTAAAACTGAAAGTGTTTTGAACACTTCCTCTGATTTTTCTCTATTGCCATCAAACTCAGCAACTCTTGCAAATGTTTTGCGGATACTGATGTCGATTGACTTTCTCATATGCTTAGCCGTTACGCGTAACACATAACTGGCACTAAACGGTTTTTGATTGATATCTTCCATATAATACCTAAATATTATGAAAGCTTATGTAATGTACCGCAGACTGTGCATTTAGCGTGTTTCTTTTGGTTATGGTTACATACTCTCATATTTTTGCCATATTTTTTATCTTGATAATTGGCACTTGGTGTATCTGTGCAATTACATTTTATGATTGATAAAGACATAATAAGCCTCATTGTAAAAGTTGGGTGGCTGTTACACCACCCGTTATTAATTATACAGTATAAGCACCGTAGAAATCAGATTGAACTGAAATTGTCAAGGTGGCAGTGTTTGCATCTGTCAATTGAGGATTGATCAATAAAGATTCAACTTTACCGTACCAATACCATAAACTGTTGGATACTTCGCCAATACCTACAGAAGTAATTACACCAGCACCTGTTGCAGGAGGAGTACCACCTGTAAAGCCAGTTGCATCAAAAGTAATTACACCAGTACCTGTGTTGATTGTAGTTACTCTACCATATTTAGTGGTAGGAGTTGCAGTATTGACTAAAACTTGGCCTACTTCAACAGAAGCTGCTTGCGCAACAGAAGTTACACTTGTAGCTGTAGAAGCTGTAGGAGTAATAGCAATACCTGAACTATAATTTACAGGTTGAGAATTTAACAATGCAAATCTAAAACCATATTGAACACCATTACCGACAGAAGCACCTAACAATGTACCAGAAGCCCAATCGCTAGGTACATAGTTGAGTGTCAATTCGATTGTAGGCGCATCAGCTTGGCCTTGAACTTGACGAGAAGTTTTAGAGCCATACTGGGCTACTTGTACGATATTTGCAGGAGTGCCGATTGAAGGAAACTCTCTAACATTTTGTACACGTACATAAGTATTTGCAGCCTTGGTGCCACTTGTTGTGATTTCATCTAAGAACAATGCTTGCCATTCAGCTGCGGTATCAATACCTGCACTTGAAAAAGTATAGTCTGTCAACGGAAATGCAACAGCCAAATCAGTAAACAGTCCAGCACCAATTGAAGAGATATGAGCCATAAATTACCCCTTAAATTGTGTAAGAACCATAAAAGTCTGATTGTACAGAAATGGTTAAAGTGGCTGTGTTGGCATCAGTCAATTGTGGATTGATCAATAAAGATTCCAATTTACCTACCCAGAACCATTGGCTATTTTCTTTTGTGCCTAAGCCTGCAACCAATGAGCCGTAAGCTGTAGGTTGTGCATTTAAAAGCGCAAAACGAATCGGGTATTGATTGCCATCGGCAACTTTCTTACCCAATACACTTGTAGATGACCAGTCATTTGGTACATAGTTCAATGTAATTTCGATTGTAGGCGCATCAGCTTGGCCTTGAACTTGACGAGAAGTTTTAGAACCATATTGAGCAACTTGAACAATATTGGCTGGAGTACCAATTGAAGGAAATTCACGAACGTTTTGAATACGTACGAATTGACCAACTGCTGCGGCTACAGTGCCATTTGCGGCTACTTCAGAACCACAAAAAGGGCCTGTGGTAATATTTAACCATGTTGCAGAGCTATTGAAAGCTGCAAGTTCGGCTGAAGTCCAAGTACCGTCTCCAGTCTTGACTCCCACAGCCAGATCGGTGTATAAACCTGCACCGATTGAAGAAATGTGTGCCATTTAATCGACTCCGAAAAAATTAAAAGGTATTGTATATTTTGCTCTAAATAGAGATTTATTGTCAGTGTCTATTCCAACAAAATCCAAAGAACTTAACGAAAATTGAGTTATAACTCCTGTTCGTACTTCTAAGGATTTACCCACTAAATAAGCATCCAATTTATCTGCTATAAAGTTAGATCGTTGAGGACCAATACCTGCAGATGTAAATATGTCTATAATCAAAATACCTGATACAGACGCAGTATTTAAACCTGTACTGCTCGGAATTACAGAGAGTCTAATGAACTCACCGTCAATAGTACTTGCGGTGAAATTCATAGGAACTGTTTTTATATTTTCATTTTTCCATGTCTGTCTATCAAACACAGAAAATACAGAGTTTTGTAAGTCTGTAAATTTACCCATTTGAAGTTTCCCTCACAACATTGAACAACGATATATAACCATCGTCCAGTATGCTTTCAGTTATCTTCCAAGTCTCATTGTTGTATACAATAGAATCAAATAGAGATAGTGAACCAATAGCTTCAGTATTAGTTAAAATTTCCATTGTTTTGACGTTTCTATCTTTAGAACCTGTTTTCTTTTTAACCACAATAATTTTATTTGTTATTGTTTCAGAAGTACTTGTTGCCAAGCCGGTTCCAAAATTGAAATCTGAAGAAGTTTTCTTAACAAAGTCCACTTCTTCAGCAAGATCTTTTAACAATTTTAAAGCTAAGTTTAAATTTGAATTTATCAGTCCTTTATAGCTCATTAGTTAGCTCTCCACCATCCATTACCGGAATTTACCAATAAAGGGTTGATATATTGCTTAACCACATTCGGCAATAAGCTGGGCTTTCTTACACGAGAGAGTTTAATTGAACCGACTTCCAAATCTATTACACTACCTGTATCATCAAGCAAACCCTCATTAGTCAATAAATGGTTTGCCAACTCGAATGTTGCTTTTTCAATCCTAGAAGGAACTCCAGATAAAGCAACTGAAGTTCCAAGTCTAGGATCGAAGTAAGAACCAACTCTAGGGAAAGCTAGTGCTTGTGTTTCACTTATGGCAACACCTACCCAACGCATGTTATCTAATAACATAGTGGCTGTAACTAGGGCATTTACCTTCATTGAATTATCAGCACTAGCCCAACCACTAGCATCTAGCCTATTGTCAAAATAAGAATTACATTCAGCAACTGTAACATACGAATTTGTACCTTTACTGAGTGCCATAAGTATTCCTTATTAAGAGTGGAATACTGGTAGAATACCCAGAGACAAAGCAGAAGCAGATTTACGGATCCAAGAACCAGTAGTAGAAGCTAAACTTGCAGAAACAACAGTTGTCAATTCTTTTGGTGTACCGCCTTCTACTGCATAAGCATACTCAGCATCTGAAGGGAATTTATCAGCAGAACCAGCCCAGTTGTAACCGGCAGGAGCCAATACATAACCCCAACGATACCAGATGTCGGTAGAACCACCGCCGTTATAGGTGTTGGCATTACGGAAGATTTCAACTGACTCAGGAACAGTCAAAGGTTGCATAGCAATTGCGCCTGGTAATACAATAAAGCTGGTTTTAGTACCAACAATATCAACACCTGCGCCAGTGTTCAATTTTGTCAATTCAGCAGAACTTAAGCTTTGTGAAGCACGAGTTTGGATCAAACGGAATTTACCGTTGAAGATAGTTTCAAATTGAACGTTACCTTCGGTCAATACAACGTTGTTGATCAAGTTAGCTGAACGGAAAGATGACATTACCTCTGGAGAAGTAATCAAATATGCCCACTCTGGCTCACGATCTTTAAATGCTTTACCGAAAGCTTGTAAGAAACCTTCAGCACGAGCTGAACCTTGAACAGCAGCGGTTGCAGCGATTACAGGGGCATTTGCACCTAAATCAACATAGAAACCATAAGCTTTATCTGAAGGGTCATTTGAGAATGTTTGACCACCTAGACCAGTGCTACCAGAAGCAGCGGCGCAACCATTCAATGCTTCAGAAATGGCAACACCTTTTAAGATAGCCATCAAAGCATTGTGTTCGTCTTGCGCACGAGTTTCAGCAAAATCACGGCTAATTTTGGCCAAACCGTCTTGTTGGGTAACGATTTGTTGCATGTTAACTTTAGACGCACCATGAGTACGTACTGATTTAACATATGTTAAGTAATCGCTTGAATAACTGGTTTTAGAACCATCGGTTGCAGTTGTTAAAGAAGCAACGTTAATTACTGGGTTAAGAGGTTTGAACCATCTTACTTGACCTACGAATGTTTCGGTGTTTGGATCAATGTTTGGGTTTGAGCTTACAATGCCTGTGCCAACCAATTTTCTTGCGGTAGTGTAGGCTTCATCTGAGTATGCAGAAATGGTTTCTTGCAATACAAAGTTAGATGCGCCTGATACGTTAGTGCGAACTGTCATTTAAATAGTCCTTGAAATTTAATAAATAAAACAAGAGAATTAAGATTTTCTTAATTTACCTTCTTGAGCTAATTTTAACACTTCTTCCTGAGACATTTCGAATAATGACTTAGGTGTTGAAGAAGTACTTGTTGAACTTTCAGAACTACCTGAACCACTAGATGTTTTTGCTTTGAACAAAAAGGAATTATCGTCGTTTTCAGAGAAAACTTTCACGAAATCAGAAATTGAGATTCCAGATTTATGAACCCACAAACCCTTATCATCTTGTACAAGTTGGTCAACAACTTCTTTACGAGCCATTTCAATAGCTTTGTCGCTTCGAAATGTATACTTTGATAGCTCGGTACGTACTTCCAGATCTCTGGTAAGTTCGATGTTCCGTTTCTCCAATGCTTCTCTTTTAGCTTTTTCTTCTGCCAATTGCAGTTCATAAGCTTCTTTGTGTTTACCTTCGTCTTGTAACCGTTTTAATTCAGCTTCTTTTTCTTTTTGTTCGTATTCAGCAAGCTTTTTAAGAGTTTCGTCTCTAGTGCCATAGGCTTTATCTAGTTTAGATTTAATGTCTTTCAAACTTTCTTCTAGTCGTTCTTTAACAATTTTTTCTACGATTTCACTATCAACGGTAGCACTGCTTGTTGTGTTTTTTGATTCATCGTCAGAAATATTGTTTTGTTCATCAGTATTTGTTGTCATTTTTATTACCTTGAGTACAACTCATTATTTTGTAATTTAAAGATACAATCTTTATATTGGAATTAATTAGTATAATGTTGTAATCTCTTACACTACTATTATACGGGTTAATTTAACGGGCTTTGTTAACCAACTCCGTACCATCCATAATCATTTTTAAACCCTTTAGGAATTTCTTTTAAAATATCGTCTTTATTTAATATATCAGATTCTTTTAAAACTTTTCCACCAACAACAGATTTACCCGCAATAGGAACTAATCCTATTTGAATAGCTTCTTCCAAATATTGATCATAAAGCTCTTGCGGTAGCCCTCTGTCACGCATTTCGTTTAAGGTAGAAATGATTATATTTCTGTCCAACATTTTAGCATAAATTTTACGTAATGCATTTCTTGCGTTTAGCATATCAGCGGCATTTGTAAAAAATGCGTCATGAATTGTTGAAGTCGGTATATTATTATCTTTTCCCCACAAATGAAAGTTTTTGACAATTACTGCGTCGTTGGAATGGTTTCCATTAACGGCAAAAGCAGTTCTTGCTCGTGTTGCATCTGCAATATCATTAATTTTACCATCTTTGTTCAGTAACTCTTCCCACCAAGTTAATTCAGTCTTTTGAGGTACTTGTAAAATATTACTGGTCCATTCACCATCTTTATTTTTATAGAATAACCTTTCCTCAAATTGTTGAGTGAAGTTTTGTTCTATTACTTTTCCATCAAAATTAACCCAAGGAACATTTGTCCAAGCTTTAGGCAATTTGTTTGCATTCAATAACTCCACTTCCAAAACTTTTTGCTCAGTAAGCAATTCACCTTTAACGAGAGCCCCAGGGGTTGGTAATGATGGTCTTATAAAAGATAATTTAAAAAACTTACCGCCAATCCTTCTAGCTTCTGGAGATTTTACTCCATAAAGGATGTCATGCAAATTACTGTCAGGTTTATAAAAACTAAGTCGCTTTATCAGCTTTTCACTTAGTGGTTCGCCAGCCTTTACACCAACAATTCTGCTGATTAAATCTGGCAATACAAAACCTTTCTTTTCTACACCAACCAATCTCGCTTTAGTTACTGTTTTCCAATCAAATGAAGATTCAGATGGTTTAGCATTCTTAAGATAGTCTTCGGCCAATCTTCCAAAGAATCTTGTGAAGTCTTTTAAAATTGGAACTTGCTCTCTTAGATGCTCACTCATTATTTTTGCAACATCTTTAAAATCGTTTGGAGTTACAACTCTATCATAATTTAAAGAAAGCTTCTCAACAAGATCTTTTGTTTTTGGATCTAAGAAATATAGTTGCTCTAATATCTCATCACCAGGATCAATACCTTTATTGAAGATATCTTTTACATTTTCTCTAAGTACTCTAAGCTCATCTGCAGTCACAGGGTCAAATCTTTCATATCTAGCTATTCTTGCAGATATTTCGTTAAGTACAGTCTCTCTGTCTGAAGCTTTAACAACTAATGTGGCTTTGTCTTTACCCAATACCTTAGATAGCTTACCTTCTACATTTAAGATGCCTGTTCTTTCGCCAGCACCATAGAATGTTACCATATTTTGAGCTTTGGCAGCTTTTCTAAGATCTTTCTCAGTTAATCCAAGTTTTTCATTGATCACTTTAAAACGAGGGTCATTGAAAGTAGCTGCTGCAATTTCGTCATATAATCTACGTTTTTGAGTTGTTGGAACCACATTCGATAATTCAGCTAACTGCTTATTGCGTGTTGTGAGTGCAATAATTTGAGCTCCTGATGACGAAGCATCTTGTTCCAATGCAAGTGATATTTTATAATCTCTCAATTTTTCTAAAGAAGACTTACTGTAATTGCCACCTAGGTAATTATCTATTTTTGCAGTTTCAATTGCAAATCTAAAGAATTTTCCTAACTCTTCGCCATCAACTAAAGACACTGTATTTGATTCAAGTATTGCTCTGATATCATTAGGCTTCTTACTCAACATAAGATTTCCAATACGAACTAACTCAGGTCTCCACTTATCTGCAACTTTTTGTCTGCCTGTAATTGATAATGAGTTAAATCTACCTTCAAATGTGTCATTTAAACCACCTAAAAATGCTCCTATTTGATCTTGAAAATCTTCAAATTCTTCAGGGCTAAAATTCTTTGATTCAGCTGTGTTAAGAAAAGGTCTGAAAGTTTCTCCAGACTGAGGACCAATAAGCCCCCTATCATAGACACGAGCCCTATGGTCAATAAAAGGATGATTACTAAAAGATTTCCCACTGCTGCGAAGCCATTGCATAGCTTTGAAACGCTCATAAGAGTCTCCTCTGGACGCTATGTATTTTCTATATTCATTTCTTTCATCATAAAATTGAGCCTTACCTCTATCATCCTTAAAGTATAATAGTTTATCAACAAAGTCATAAAAGTCTTCATCAACTTTATATTTCGTCTTAGATGCCCATGTTAAAGCATCTATCATTTTATTATCTAGAAATTCTTCAGGGAATTCACTAAAACTTGAAGTAGATGTAATTGGTATTCGTGTATCTTCTAAACCCAATATTCCTCTATCTATCCAATAAGTTTTATAGCCTTCTCTAAACAATAATCTATTGCTGTCTTGTGTCACGCTAACACGAAGTCCAAGTTCAACCTTGCGGTTTAATCTGGCATACTCTTGGATGCGCGGATCTGTAACTCTTATATTGTAAGCAAGTGTATCGTAATAGGGGCCGAAGTAAGCGCCACTCAAACGACTTTTCATCCTACGCTTTTGAACACCAAAAGTTTCTACTTGGAAGAATTTATCAACCTTCTTACTTTCAAGTATTTTCATCCCCAATTCGAACCATTGCTTACGCCATCCATTTAAATTGGCCATATTATAAAGGTCTCTTCCAAGCATAACAGCAAATTGATCTCTATCTGGACTATCCGCCATACTTAATCTGTGTGCAAATCTCAAATAAAATTGATTTAGATCATCTTCAGACAATCTACTTCTAATTTTAAGTGGAATCTGTGGATCCAAGAAAGATCTCAATTCTTTAGCAATAGTTGGAGCAGTTTTATCTTCCCACTTATTTCTCGCCATAATATTACTTATGAAGTTATCATGTAAATCATTTAATTGAGTAACTCCAAGAACTGGATCAATATAGTTGTCTTGTAGTAAACGTTTCATCAAATCAGTATCTTTACGCAATTGGGTTTCTATTGAATCAGACACATTCATAACATCAAATTTAATTTGAGATTGAACAACAGCTTTAAAATTTGCCCAAATTTCTTTGTTACTGCGATATCTGCCAAAAATAATTCTCAAATTGTCGGTAACTACAGCTCTTTCATTTACACTCATAGTATCCGAAAGATCTTCCACAAATTTACGGATAAAAACTTTATCCCTATCCAGAAGAACCTTACTTTCGTCCACCAATTTCAAGTTATTCGCCAATACAGTAGGACTTGGTTGATATAACCTTACATCTTCGTATCTGCCTGTTGACGGATTAAATTTTAATTGTTCTTCCTTTGGAGGTGAATTTAATACTCTATTTCTAGTAGCTTTCTTATTGTGTAATAGAGTGCCTCTATAATTAGTGTATGATAATGTGCCTTCCAATTCTTTTGTTTGAAGTATGTAATAATCCAACAAAGTTTTTCTCAATTTCGGGCTATCAATCAGATCATCTGGATTTGAAGCGCCAAGTTGCATAGCATCTAATTTCTTTTTGGCATTTGCAAACTTAATTGTATCGCCTGACACTTCATAAGTAGAGTCTGTGGCGGCTCTCAATTCTCGAATGCCAAGCTCTTTTCCTGCATCATTCGTAAATTTATCAATTGATACCTTACCAGTGTTCAATAAATCAACTTTCTGATAATCACCTAAATGAGTATACTGTATTTCTCTAGGTTGTCTCAATAGCCAATCATTGTAACTTTCTTTTAATGGGGTTTGTCCATCATAAAAAGCTATTTGCTCTTTTGAAAGTTTTTCAATATTTCTGCGTCTGACTTGAGCTACACCTTCGAGTTTGGCTATGTCTTCCCAAGATTTAAACACAGGAATTGTTGTAGAACGGCAATTGTAGTGAGCAGGAGGCAGATGGATTTTATCCCCAATAGGGTAGATATGCCCATCACGATGCGCACACAGAGGTGTCGTCCTCGTGTCCAGAACTGCCACATATTGCCATCCTGTTATGGCCTTTTTATTGGCTTCGTAGATTTCATGGTCAGCTTGAGCATGTACACTTGTAATTGCAGTGACAACCAAAGCTTTTGATTGCATCATGGTAATATTATGAATATTACCTTTTCTGACTGCTAAGGCGATTTCATCTACAGTGTTACCCTCCGCTATACCTTTTCGTATTAGTGCTTCAAGTCGTTTCTTTTCACTGAAACTAACGCCTGACCAGCCAGCTGCTAAATTCTTATTTTCAATCAAAGGTCTTTCCAAAACAATCTCTTCAGCAACACGTCTTTGAGGTCTTTCTGTTTTCCAAATAGAACCCATTGCTGTTTCTACGTTTTGATATGCAAAAGAAAGTTGATCCACTGCAAGATCAAGTAAAGATCTTTTACTTATATTGAAAGTTTCTTTATAAGTTCTTAAAAGTTCTTTATCAATTGCTTCTTGCAGTGCTTCAAAACCTTTTGGAGATAGCTTAGCTTCTTTTATTAACTTGTCAAGTCTTATGGTATGGCCATTAATCACTAATTCCACCTTACCATTAACACGTTTTTCATACAGCCGAATCATGGCTGCTCTATTTACTGTTTTATCGTATATTTGTGTATTAGCATTAGTAGCCATAGTATCACTTTTTCTGTTTTGGTTTAGTTTCTTTTTTGGGATAAGAATACAAGTTTATTGGCGGAAACCAAATACGTATCATTTCTTTTTCCTTTTCTTTTTAGCTCTTTCAGCTTCACTCAAAGCAATGGCGATGGCTTGCTTCTGAGGCTTACCTTCTTTCATACCCATACTTATATTTTCTGAGATTGTCTTTTTAGAGAATCCTTTTTTAAGCGGCATTTTCTGCTCCTATTTGATTGGCTGATTGTTCATTCGCTTTTGGCATTAACATTTCATCATCATTGATTTCTTGCTTAGCCTCTTCATCATTATAATCAGGAGGAATTAAATCATTGTGTTTGAGTAATATCAACCAAATTGATCTTGGAATTAAACCTTGTTGATACCATTCAGTTGCCAATCTCAACCAATCTGCGCCAATAGGAACAGGGTTGAAATCTGTAGACAATGAAAATTCAATATCCTTAGTTGTCAATTGTAAATCATAGCGCCAATTGATCATAAAGATAATTACTTGCGCCATAGTATTACTTACTTTATTATTTAAAGTACCCAATTGAGCTGTTTGAGCTGCATTGCGTATTTCCAAAGCCACCCCTGATTGTTCAGTCTCAGGGCTTAACATTCTTATGCCCAACTTAGCCATTTCTTCTATACTTTGGACAATTGCCCGATCCATATCTTGAAGAGCTGCTGTTGGAGTTTCCAAAACTTTGGCATCATCACCTTGTCTCAAACGTATCCAACTGCCCAAACCACTGTTTACGATATTGTCAAACTCTTCATCAACCATATCAGAAATAATGATCGGTGTGTAGGTTGCTGCACCATACAATAAATGGTTTCTGCGACTTACTTTATTATACAGATTGATCTCTTTATCAATGATTGGAGACAACATAGGTTCAACCAAATCAATTGAGCCATTTAAAGGCCAAGCAGGAATAATCTTTAATGGCTCACCGTTTGCCAATATATTGCTGTAAGTTTCTTTTAAGTCAAATTGAACACGATTGGTTTTGATGTCTGCATTTTGGATTGCTCCACTTACCGTAGGAACATTCACTGTTGATGCATTCTTTTGGAACATTCTGATCTGATACTTACCGTCCACAAGTTCGTGTACCCAAACGGTATCCACGTATGTAGGATGAAACTCAGATTCATTATATTCTTCTTTGAAGCCTCTTACGATAACTCTATCCAAAATAGATTTACCAAAAGCATCAGAAGTTACTCTCCAATTGATAATCGATTCAGCTTTTTGCAATATAGGGTAAGGTTTAAAACTCTTCAATTCATCTTTTGAGTATTGGTCTGGATTGTTAATTTTAGGATAGTCAACAAATACCCATGCTCTAGAGGTTTGAACTTCTTCCCATAATGCAGAATCTAAAAATGCTGTTATCGGTGAGTCGTCTCTGCCAAACTCATTCATTATCCAGTCATAAGCTTCTTCAGGTATTGAGTCTGGCAATTCCAATAAAGGTCTTTTTCTCAATAAACCACCGACAATCATTTTTGCAAATTGTGCAGTGACTCCTGGTAACTCAGCTTCAGCTTTATAAAAACGATACTGATCCGGAGTCATTGAAGGTGAGAATGGGATTAACATATTGCTGAATGTAAATACATCCAACATATCATCATAGTCTTTTACATATTGTTCACCGCTGCATACGGCTCTACATCTTTCCCAAAGATCCTTTAAGGATTCATAAGCTGCATTTGGGTCTGCCACTGTTTTAACAGCAGCTTGTGCTGCATTTACAACTGCCATTAGTCCTCCATCATATCTTCTTTTAGCATGTTCTTGTATTGTGGCAATTCAAACTTTTCATCATCAATTGGACCACCCATCAATTGGAAATCGCAAGTTCTTATTGGAGAACATGTAATGTCTAATAATGTACAATATGCTGTTGGAAAACTTTCAATATCTGCCCATTTGGGTTTTAAAGGTAATGAAGACGCTTTAGCGTTTCGTGTTTCTGTATTCATTATGCAATCTTTGATAAAAGATGTATTTACATAATATCTACAGTTGGCACATAGCCGGCCTCTGGCGTCTCCTGGCATTACTCCGAATTTTCTTGATTTTTCCAACCAAAAGTCTTCGTTTGACTGAGTAGGGTCAGCTGGGCCTAAACCTTTATACTCTATTGCTTCTAAATGATTCTTGATGTTTATTTTAACATCTTTAATTGCAGCAGGACAACCACTCAAGTCAATTGCCATATTAGCCTCTCAAGATTTCACTGAATCTTTTACGAGATCCAACAAACTTTTCGTTTTGTAAATTGACTGCTTCAATATTATCTGCATCCAATCTTTTGATATCCCAGTCTGAAGGCACAATATTGTAATATTCTTCAGCTTCAAAGAATTCAATGTTTGCAACTAAAGCTTCTTCAACAGGCGCCAAAGTCTCTTCAACAAATGGTAATTCCATTTCAGGTTCTAATACTGGAGTTTGATCCAAAGTAGGCGCTTCAATTTTAGCCATAATTTCTTTTTCCTTTATTATCAATAATTAATTTTTGCATCCTTGGATGCGATTGAGAGTAAACAGGAACTGATATGTGAATCCATCTATCATATTCCATGATCAACTGATCGTATTTAATGTCTGATTCTACAATTGTTCTCATGACATCTGCAATTGGGAATCCTTTTATTCTGAAGTCTGCGGCACAGCCATAAACGTGCTGACTGTTCAACTGACCACCGACCAACTTGTTTAAATCGTTTGATCTAAACCCAGAAGACACAGATATAGGTGCATTGAATAATGCTCTAACTTCTTCCAGCTTCATTGCCAGTCGTTGTAAGTTAACTCTGGTTGGGATATCAGGAATATTGGAGATACCCTTTCGAGTTGCTTCATCACTTTCGATCAATTCTTCTAAAGTAAAATGTTCTGACAATTGCACATTAAGCCTCTGGTAAATATATTGGTTGACTATAACCCATACCTTTTAGCCAACTTTCAAATTGTTGTTGTTTCATACTTTCTATTTCAGCCTCAGAAAACACGATACCATCTGGTAAGTCTAATGTACCTTTGTAGATAGCGTTTCCTATAGACTTTTCAAAGTCAATGATCATAAATTCCTCTAAAACATAAAGAATGAGTTGCTTTTATTGGTCGGTGCTGCAGATAAATTATAACTAATTACAATAATACCTTGGCCTCCGTTGTGTGATACGATAGTACCAGCACCTCCACCTCCACCATACATACCACCAAATCCTGCACCACCTGAAGCACCTGCCCCTCCACCACCAGAGCCTGAACCTGCTGTAAAAAACGGGGATACAGTTGATGTCCAGTAGTCTCCAGCCAAACCATCTACTTCACCAGTACTGCCTAGAACAAAACCCCCATCACCTGTACCTCCTGTACCACCACTGCCATTTCCTCCAGCGCCTCTTGGACCAGCAGCGCCACCGCCACCGCCTCCTGAAGCACCTGCACCTCCGGCATAACGTAACGTACCTAATGAATTAGTGATTGCACCTCCAAGTCCACCAGTAGTACCATTTGCAGGAACTTTTCCATCATCAGCTCTACAAAAATAACCAGTTCTCAAAGCACTTGCAGATGTTTGCGTAGTATCTATTGTATAAGTACCTAAACCGCCTGTTCCAGTTCCTCTTGCAATCACTCTGGTATTATAAGTGGTACTGCCTTGAGTTGTTAAGCATAAACCGACATCAATAACTCCACTATTGACTGAAGTTACAGTCATTGTAGTTCCTGATATTGATGCTGTAAACAATGCTGACCCTATGTATGCAGCATCAGCAACAGATGAAGGATCTGTTATCATATACTGCACAGTAGAATTTGGAGTTAATTGTACATTTATGTTTTTAGCGTAAGCTGCTCCACCACCAGCCGCTGTACCTGACAAAGGTGTTCCAGGGCCACCGGTACCAATAATCTCTATTGAGTTATTGTTGTTTGTCCAATCACTTGGAACAGTCCAATTAGCTAAAGCTCCTGGAGTAGTTAAAAATATTACAGGCATATTAAGCCTCCTGAGCTACTGAAACTACATCCCATTTAGTATCTGTAGAATTATAGATACAACCTATATACATTAGTTTATTCGCAACAGTTGTGGTTGGTAATGTTACACCAATTATTCTATAAATAGCATTCCAAGTTAAAGCTCTTGCTGTTCCATTATCTTTGATTCTAATGGTAAGCTTTTGGCCTTCTAATGGGGTACCTGTGGGTGCTGCAATGGTTGCAGCAGCAGCTAAAGCAGTTACACTATATTGGTCATCTATATCAATGGTAGGTGTTATTGTGGCTGAACTTGCAATTGAAGCAACTCTAGGCGTATTTCTTGCTGCCCCAGTATCATCTATGAAAGATGCAAACTTAGCTAAATTTCTTGATTGAGTCATATAATCACCTTACTTATTACTTCTACAATTCTATATAGATAAATATGATATTCTAAATCCAATTCTGATTCTGCATCAGCAATTGTGGCGAATCTATATGCACTTAAAATATTCGTACTCCATCTATCACCGATAGGTATTTCGTGATTTTCGGTATACCACATATTATTGGTGGCATCCTGTATTAAATATTCTTTAAGTAATGCCATAATTATAAGTCCGTTTCACAATACATGCGATTTAATGCAAATGTTTTAATACTTGCCGAAGTAGTTTGAAGCAATGTTTGCATATTTAAGAACACAGTATTTGCAGGTAAATTAGTTGTAACATTGTTTAAAGTAAATAATGTTGCTCCAGTGATTGCATTTTTAATATGAAAAGATACGCTTTGAGAGTTTGGCGCAGAGTGCATATAAAAATCTAAAATATTACCTGCAGTTACGACAATACCTGTATCATACTTGGTCACAGTAGTAGCACTTCTGGTTATGATGAACCAGTTTGTATCGGCAGAATCTTTACCTATTGCAATTGTATTTACCAGTGTAGAAGGTTCAGCTGCCAAAGTTGCAGTATTTGCGCTCAAACCCACCATAGCTCTGAATGTACCTGTTCCAGACTCCAATCCAAATCTTGAAAAGAAAAAGAATCCACCTAATCCAGCAGCATTTCCTAACCAAGCTACAGAGGCTGCTGATACAATACCGCTGGCTGTATTATTTGTTGCTGTTGTGGAAAATGTAGCCCTATTCATACTTGTTATTGCAGAAGTGGAAGCCTTTGTTGGATGTGCCTGTGCGCCAGCATTATTTATTGCTGTAAATGAAGTACCCCAGTTTATTGCCAATGTAGTACCTGTACCGGCCAACCACATGTAAGTAGAATTTCCATAAAGAGACGCTTGTAAATTGAAGTCTACACCACTCGGGCCCATGGCAGACGGTAACATCTTACCTGCATGATTTTCTGCAAAAAGAA